TCCTGGTCATCGATTCGATCTCGCACCTCTGGGATGCCTGCAAGACCGCCTACACGGGCCGACTGACCCGGGCCGGCACCATCCCGCTGCACGCCTGGTCGGCGATCAAGAAGCCGTACCAGGAGCTGCTGCACCGGCTGCTGGCGTCGCCGGTGCACGTGCTGCTCTGCGGACGGCAGGGGATCGACTACGGCGCGGACGACGAGTCGGGCGCGCTGAAGAACCTCGGCTTCCGGATGCGGGCCGAGGGAGAGACTGCCTACGAGCCCGACGTGCTGCTTCGGCTCGAGTCCCACAAGGAAAGCCGGAAGGCGGTGGCGGTGCCGGTGGCCCACGTCGAGAAGGACCGCACGGGCGTCCTGGCAGGGCAGTCGATCCCCTGGCCGAAGTTCGACAACGTCGCTTGCCCGTTGCTGGGGCTGTTGGGCACGACGCAGGCGGCGCTGCCGACGGACGCCGAGGTCGGCCTCCAGGATGCCGACGCCCTGGCTCGGCAAGAACGCGAGGGCTGCCAGCGCTCGGCGGCCCTGGTCGAGCAGTACACCGGCCGCTTGAGGCAAGCCAATACGGTCGCCGACCTGCAACGGATCGGTAGCGAGCTAACCCCGGCGATCAAGAAACAGCTCGTCGCCAAGGACCTGGCACGGGTCCGCAGCGCCTACGCCGATCAATTGGCCGGGCTTCGACCAGCCCAGGACGGCAAGCAGATCCGGGTCGAGAAACCCGCGTTGCCTGAGCCACCACGGGCAGTGCTGGACCCGGCACGAAACGGATCGTGAGGTGCCGCCAGGTCGCAACGCTCGCGCCCCCGAGGCCTCCACGGCGGGGCCTCGTCGCGTTGGTTGGCGTTGGGTTCAACCCGGCGTCTCCGTCGCGACGTAGGCCAACGTGGGCGACGCCAAGGCGTCCTCCGGAGCCGGGTAGCGGACCGGCTTGCCCCGGTCCGTGGCGATCCGGATCTGCGACTGCACGCTGGCGCTCGCCCGCCAGCCGTTCAGCATGAGGACCCGCACCTCATCGCACCGCAGCAGATACTCATGGTCGCGCTGCTGCCCGAACGGCCAGTCCGTCGGCAGCCCATGCTCCACGAGCGGATGGCTGTGCATGATCGGCGCGAACACCAGGTGACCGGCACGCAGCAACGCGGCCGCCGAACGGCAGACGGCGCGGAACTGCTGCTCGCGCACCATCGGGTCGGGAGGTGTATACGGGCTGGCGAGATCGATCAGGGCTGGATCCTTCAATGACGGGGCGGCAGGAACGATCCCCGGAAAGAAAGCGGCGAACCAGGGGGAAAGGGACTTTTTCACTTTTTGCACCCGGGGTCGCGCGGGCCCACGCGTACGCGCGCGGGTGGAGGCGCGGGCGGGTGGGGGCGCAAAAAGTAAAAAAGAGAGAGTATTACATATAAGCCCCTATCCTGGCTCATCTTCCGCTTTCAAACTTCTTGCCAACTTGTTGACTTGTTTCCGAGGGGCTGGACTTTTCTGCGCGCGCAACCAGTCCTTTCGCACGTCGCCGACGGTCAAGAGCCTGTCAGCAATCGGTACCTTCGGCTTGGCCGTCCCGCCGTGCGTTGCTCCGCATATTCGATCAACCGTTGATTTTGGAGGGCGGTCCGGATGTCTTCATGATCGCGTTCGGTCCACGGATGCTTGCGGCTGATCTGCCAGAAGGGCATCCAGGCGTCGCCGTGCTGCTCCCGCCACCCGCGCAGCGTGGTTACGACTTTCTTGCAGCGGGCATCGAACTCGTTCTCACTGACGTTGGCGCCAGCCATGAACAGCATGTGGCGGGTCTGATGCTCGACGAGGGCACAGGCCCAGCGTGCCGCCTCCACCGTGACCTGCGGATTCCTGTGATCGGCACTGCAGGCGTAGACGAGCGCCAGCCGGAGGGCCTTCTCGTTGGCACGGGCCCACAGCGTCATGCCGGCCTGGTCGATCCTGTCCTCGGTCGAGGAGTATTCTCTGTCCGCACGCTGGCGGAAGTCCCGGAGGAAGGCGCCCGCTTCGGGCGTGTGCTCAACCACCTTGGGAACGGGATGCAAGTCCGCCAGGTTGCTGCGCTTCTCCCCCGGACGGAATTCGGCCCACCACCGCGCCGTCGCCCGCACCGACTCGGGCAGTTCGCGCACGACGGCCTCCTGGCCCCGGCCGCGCTTGCCCGCTTCCAGGATCAGCATCCGCGCGAAGAAGCCGTTGGTGAGCATCTTCAGCGACAGTGCCTCGTAGTAGTGCTTGGGGATGGCGGTACCGAAGATGCACAGGCACGGCTGGTCGATGAGGCCCGGTTCCTTGCCGGCCTTGACGCGCATCGGGTAGAGGGAATTGGCGCTCGTGTACGTCTTCAAGAGCACGTGCATGATGCCTTCGTGGCGGGCGTCCTTGCCCAGGTTGATCTTGGCCATGAGCCCGTCGATCTCGTCGGTCTGGAACAGCACCGCCGGGTGCAGGAACAGCCGGTCTTCGATGCCCTCGCCGCTGGCAAAGGTGTCGCCCAGGCAATCGGTCAAGCCGGCATCGAGCAGGACCTTCTGGTTGACCTTGCGGGGGTAGTCCTTGCCCGCGCCGGAGTTCGCCAACCCGAGCACGTAAAGGTTGGTGCGGTTATCGGCTTCGTCTCGGACCTTGCGGCCGGCCAGCAGCGCTTGCAGGGTCAACGCCCCACAGAAGGCCAGGGTCCGTTCCGGGTACGGCGCGGTCGTCAGCGTGTAGGTCATCACGTCGTCGATGAAGCCGGGAACGTGCAGCAAGTGCTCGGGAATCAAGCCCGGGTGGGGAGTGTTGGCTACCGCGTCGGCTGACTCGGCCGCGTACATCTGGTCCCAGTGGTTCTCGGCCAGGGCGACGGACACCTGGTCCGGTTCGTAGCGTGCGATGCTGACGGCGATCTGTTCGACCTCGCGCATCGACAGGGGTGGGGCACAGCGGTCGGCGTTGACGCGTTGCAGGGCAGCGGCGAGCTCGGCCTGGGACATGCCCACACGGCGCATGGTCCCCGCCAGTCGGGCCAACGTCGCGTTCCGCTGGCCGATGGGGATCTGGTTCGCTGCGCCCGTGCCGGACGCGACGGGGGCCGACAGGGGCGTCCCCGTGGCCAAACGGTCGAGTTCCGCGACGAGCCAGGCGGGCGGTTCGGGCAGTCGGTCGGGTGGGCCGTCCAGTTCCAGCCCCGGAACCCAGCGGTAGGTCTTGCCGCTGTCCACCACGGAAGGGGGAACGACGACGTAGCCGCCGTCAGCCCGCGTATCGACGTCGGGGGCGAGGCGCCCCTCGGTGCAGCGCCAGTTCTTGCCTGCCGGCTGGCGGAACAGGCAGTGGCCGCCGCCGCGCGGCGTGACCGCCATCGCCCCGGCCGCCAGGTCGAGCCCGCGCTCGCGATCACCATGGGGCCAGGGGTTGTTCGCGCCGTCGATGTCGATGACCACCAAGGTCGCGGTGGCAATGGCGACGTTGGCGTCCGGGTGCCGCGCCCACCAGCGCTCGATTTGCTCCGTGTCGGTGGTCGCGTCGTGGAAACCGTGCTCGGTCAGCGGGGCCTTGCCGCCCGGCGCGCAAGGGAACACCCGGTAGCCCAGTTCGGCATACCGCCGTGCCGCTTCCAGAAAGAGGTCGTTCATGGCGAGCATGGTCACCCTGCGCTTCAGAAAGGAATGAGGTCGGGGTCGAAGTCGGTCGCTTCGCCGGCGGGGAGCGCCTCAGGCAAAGGGCCGATCTCAGAGTCGATGATCCGTTCGTAGGGGTCGCCGGCCACGGCGCGGACCGTGACGGCCGTGGTCAGGGCCACGCCGCCGTGGTTGGCGACGACGGCGGCTTGTCGGGCCGTGTCCGGGACGCGGTCGAGCGACCGTCGCCGCCACCAGGCGATGGCCTTCTGCCGGGCGTAGCCGTTGTGCTCGAAGCAGACCCATTCGGACTTGCAGGCGTTGCCGCCGACCTGGTAGTCCACGCGCAGGGTCTTCGGGGCGTCGTCGTCCGCGCCGCGCTTGCGGTGGACGCTGTAGAACACGTCTAAGACCGCATACTTGGTCGTCGTCACTTGCCCGGAGAGGATGCCGGCCTCGCTGGCTCGGGCGTCGTGCCGGCTACGCTCCGGCGGCGGGAACGCGTAGCCGCACTCCGGGCAGTGGGCGTAGCCCGTGGCGATCAGCGCATGGCACTGGGGACACTCCTTTGCCGGCGGCAGACCGCCGCCGCGGCCGCCGGGGTCCTTGGCACGGACCTGATCGACGGGACCGTGGCGCAACACGTTGCCGCCGAAGTCCAGCACCAGGCAGTCCTCCTTACCGGGGTGCAGCCGGAAGCCGCGGCCGACCATCTGGTAATACAGCCCCGCCGATAGTGTCGGCCGCAGCAGGGCCACGCAGTCGATGGTCGGCGCGTCGAAGCCGGTGGTCAGCACGTTGACGTTGCACAAGAACTTGAGTTGCCCGCGCCGGAACCGTTCGAGCAGGTCGTCGCGCTCCCCGGTGGACGTCTCGCCGCAGACGAAGCCGCACTCGACGCCGTGCCGTTGCTTCAGGACCCGCACGACGTGCTCGCCGTGCTGGACGCCCGAGGCGAAAAGGAGGACCGCGTGGCGGTCGCGGGTATACTCGATGACCTCGGCACAGGCCGCCTGGACCAGGGTGTCCTGGTCCATCAGGTCTTCGACCTCGCCAGCGACGAACTCGCCGCCGCGCTCGTGTAGGCCACTGGTGTCCGCCTTGGTCTTGCCGGCCTTGGTCACCAGCGGGCACAGATAGCCGTCGCGGATCAACTCGCGCACCCCGACCTCGAAGCAGACGGCGTTGAGGAAGCCGTCCGGCCTGCAGAGCGGCCCGGTCTTCAGCCGGAAGGGCGTGGCAGTGAAGCCGATGATCCGCAGGTTGGGGTTGAGGACCCTGGCGTGGGCCAGGAACTGCTGATACATCCCGTCTCCTTCGGGCGGGATCAGGTGCGCCTCGTCGATGAGGACGAGGTCGAAGGCGTCCAGTTCGCAGGCCCGCTTGTAGACCGACTGGATGCCGGCGACGATTACCGGGTGCGTGGTGTCCCGGCGCTTGAGCCCGGCGGAATAGACGCCGAAGCGGACCTCGGGGCAGACGGCGTTGAGCTTGTCGGCGGCCTGCCCGAGCAGCTCCTTGACGTGTGCCAATATCAGTACGCGGCCGCCCCACAGCCCGACGGCGTCCTTGCAAACGGACGCGATCACGGGGGTCTTGCCCCCGGCGGTGGGGATCACCACGCAGGGGTTGTCGTCACGCGAGCGCAGGTGCCCGTAGGCGGCGGCCTTGGCCGCCTCTTGGTAAGGACGTAGAAGCAACATTTACGCTTTCCGGATACGAACGCTGGTGCTACCGCCCTCGACGGGCGCGTGCTTGACGATGGAAAGTCGGACGATCCGGCTGTCGTCGGCGTAGGCCCCGCCGAGCTGCAGTGCGTCGAGCAGGGCCTTCTGGACGTTGTCGACGTCACGCCGGCGGTTGTCGGGCGTATAGACCTCGACCGGCACCGCCAGCGCGCCGGTCAGCGGCTCGGCGGGGCGGGCGGCGAGGATAGCCACCACGCGCGCGGAAGCGCCGACCCGCGCGGCTGGTCAGCGTTCGTGGCCCTACCCGCCGCCAGCAGTGGTTGATGCTCGGCAGGTCGGGCAGATCGATCTCGCACGTCACGGGCGTCTCCACGGGGGCGTGCCGCCTGCCGGCGGTTGGGTGTTGGCAAGGGGTGGCGCTTCTTTCTTGGTGTAGCCGGTGATCTCGTTGGTAAGGTCGCCCGTGTCGTCGCGCTTCTTGCACTTGACCGTGATCACCAGGGGCAGGTCGTGCAGATCGACGGAGTCTTTGGGGGCCAGGACGCCGACCGCCCGGCAGACGGCGGACAGCTCCGCGCGGGCGATCTGCACGGCCGTCGCGTTTGGGTTGTCGAGGTTGAGCCGGCCCCGCACCGTGCGGTTCTTGGAGGGCCCGTCGATGACTTGGAAGGCGAGTTCGAGGTAGTGCCCCGTGCCGGCCTTCGTGGGCTTCATCTCCGACGCGGTGATGATCGCCACGTACTTGCCCGCCGGCAGCGGCTCGAAGGGTAACGACGGTTCAACCTGGTTGGCATCAAAGCCACGTAAATCAGCCATTGCTCGGATCTCCTTCATGTTGACAATCGGACATGGCCGCCACGAACGCCGCCCACGACAGCGGCAACTCGTTGGCGATCCCGTAACGGTTTTTGGCGATGCAGGAGGGCCCGCCGGTGCAGCGGAGGATGCGCTCGCCGCCGTCCCTGCCGATGGCGTGGGCGACGGTGCGCTTACGGTTGAAGCCGGCGTCCTCGGTCTGGGTGCGGATCTTCCGCGTGGCGAACAGCACGGCGTCGCACCACTCGCTGACCAGCGCCGCGGCGTGCTTGTGCAGCCTGGGCGAGTAGCGGTCGTAGGGAGAGGACTCGGGGTCCTCGAACCGCTCGACCTTGGCGTGGGCGATGAGCACCACGACCATGCCGCGGGCGTGGCGCAGGGTGTTAAGGTGGCCGGTGACCTCGCGCCAGTAGGTCAGGGCGTGCGTGTAGCCCCGGGCGTAGCCGCCGTCGGCCTTCTCGATGCTCGGGACGCCCGACTCGCGGCAGACCCGGTCCCAGATGAGTCTCTCCAGCCAGTCGAGCGAGTCGAGGACGACTGTCTCGTAGTCGTGTGGTTCGGTGCCCAGTTCCGCGAGCGCCGCCAGCACCTCGTCGTAGCTCGCCGCCAGGGGAAACTTGTCGCAGGCGATCTCGTCCAGGCCGTCTTCGGTCTGGAGGAAGATCGGCCGGGGTGCTCCGGCCGCGAACGTCGATTTGCCGATGCCCTCCGTGCCGTAGACGAGCAGCCGCGGCGGCTTGGGGGTGCGCCCGCGCTGGACCCGGGCCATCAAACTCATGGGTGAACCTCCTGGGATTCGTGGTGGTTGACGCCCGCGACGCGCTCGACCGCAAAGGCGTCCGCACCGAACTCGCGGGTAACGAAGCCGACGAAGAGACGGTTGAAATCGCGCCCGACCGGCGTGTCCGCGCCGATGACGCAGGCACGCCGGTCCGAGTCGAAGAAATGTGCCGCGTCGAGGCGGACGGGACCCTCGCCATGCAAAGCCTCCGTTGCCAGGAGGGCCAGCAGCAGCGAGGCCTCAACTTCCTGCAGGGGTACTTGCGGTGAGAAAGCGTAGCGGTACAGTTCCTTGGTCATGTCTCGTTCCTCGCCCGGATGAGCGGTCGCTATTAGAAGACCTACCCGGTCGCCTGGCGAGGTGACGAGCGACTGTGGAGGTAATCTTTCAGCCCGGCTTTCTCGAAGTGCTGGCGGAGGCGGCGGATGGACGCGTAAAGCGTCGTCCGCGGCACGCCCTGGTCCCGCGCAATCTCTGAGATGGATTGGCTCTTGAGCCTCTCGACCAAGCCCCGCAACTCGGCGGGCAATCTCGTCAGCACTTCGGCCACGTCGTTGACCAACTGCGCCAGTTCCTCCTGGTTGCGCGGCGATCGGCCGCACCGGGCGTCGTGCTCGTGCGCGCCGATGGCGTTGGCCAACTCGGTCGAGGCTTCGTCACCGGCGTCCACCGGCACGTTCAGGGAGCGCATCCGCCGGTAGTCCCGCTTCCCGGCTTGCTTGTCCCGCAGGATGTTGGCAACGCAACGCTCAATCACCGTGGTGATGAACACGTTCCGATGGGCCCGTCCGGGATCGAACAAGGGCAGGCGCTGGACGAGCCTGAGCGCGAGTTCCTGTTCGAGGTCCTCACGGTCCTGCCGGGTGAAGCCCGCACGCCCGATAAGTTGCCTGACCTTCCGGCGGATGATTCCTTTGGCAAAACGGTCGGTCTGCGAGTAGAGGTCGTCGTGAAGCACGGGAGATCTCCTCCGGCCGCGGAGGAGCAGGCGTGGGCTACGGCGACAGGCGGAAGGAACAGCAGGCCAGCGCGAAAGCGGAGGCGGTGCGAGGAACGCCCATCGGCGTCGCCCACAATCGCCTCCGCTGCGCGGCCGGCTAACTGTCAGGTGAGTGAATCTCTGGATGTAGTTTGTCTGTGAGGCAGCGAGCCTCGGATCAGGTGCTGCGCCGTTCCTCGACCATCATGCGGAAGGGCAGGCCGTGCTTGACCTCCAACACCGCGATCGCGGCGTCCTGGAACTCGTCGAACGCCTTGAACAATTCGACCAATTGGGTCTTGAGAGCGAAGTCGGCGGCTGCCCGCTCGGGCCGCGGCCCGTTCTCGCCACCGAACTTATGCTCCCTGATCACGCGCGGAGACGGCTCCAGGACGGGCTCGCCGTTCCGGACGGTCAGGCCCTCGACGCGACCGAACCCGAGTTGTTGCATCAAGTCGAGAAGTCGGCGCCGCGGTTCCGAGAGCGACGCCTTGGTCAAGTTGACCGACATGCCAGAAACCTCCGGTATGAGACGGGCCCGGCAGGCGCCTTCTCGGGCGCTCTTGTGCCGCCGGCCCTTGCTCCTTTTCCGGTCACTTTTCACCGGAGGAGGGGGTTGGTGGGGTGACGAGGAAGCGGCCGTGCAGTAACGCCCGGAAAGAGTGGGTTAAGGCCAGGAAAAAGGTGGGAAAAATAATGATGAGGGGACAGGCGGTGCCAGTCATTTATTACCGGGCGTCGCGAACGGCACTGGATGCCTCGAAGAGAGCTGACCACAGTTTGCGGTCCGCGGAGAATTGGAAGGGGGGACCGGAGACTTGCAGCAAATCGGAAAGGCGCTTGTTGATCTCGAGCATCGCTCGGTCCCTTGGGTCCCTCTGCACCTTCCCGCCACCCCGCAGGACGGCGAGTAACGCCTCGCCCGCCGCGTTGGGCCGCTCGTTCGCGTCAGCCAGGCCCAAGGTGCGCAGGTTGTACTCCCGCGTCAGCACGCTTTTCCGCTCCGCCGCTTCCCAGCGCGCGCTGTCCTTTTTCTCGCCAGAATGCGGGGGGATAACGAATTCTTCAAACGTCGCGGTGGAAACAGCGATGACCCCTGACGCAGTCTCTGTAATTGACACCTCGTCCCAGGTGACACCAGCCGGTGTGGGGAAGCGTGCCCCTTCCTCCGTGGTGATCTGGAAGCGAGCCTCGTAGCGGCGCGTCCGCCGACAGCCTTTGAACGGGCGCTCTTCGATTTGAAGCAACAGGACGAGTTGCTGCCCGAGCTTCGTCACGTATTGCTTGAGGTTATCTCGCGCCTTCCCGTCCGTGGCTGGATTGTCGAAGGGGATGATCCCTCCGTGCTGCCCGAAGAGGCGGAGCAAGCGCCAGAGACGGTTGGGGACATTCCCTCGTCGTCTTTCCTCGAACCCTGCCTCGGTGAACGTCAGTGTCCGGCGTGTGCCCCTTACCTCGATGCGGACTTGATGCTCAGAAACCGTGAGGCGAACATCTTCCCAGGTGGCCCTCGCGGGAGTGGGGAACAGGACGGTCCGGGAAGGGGGCGGCTTCTTGCGCTTGTCCGCGCAGGCTTCGAGGAGAGTGGTGTCGGCGACGAGGCGCGAGTCGTTCCAGGACAACAGCGCTGAGAGGGGGAAGACGCGGGGAGCATCTCCCTGCCAAACCTCCAGCGGGGGGACGCTGCCTGGGACAAGGATTAGCCGCCGCGGGGATTGGAGCAGACGTGCGGCCTTGCCGACAACTTCCACAGCATCCGACCAGCAGAGCCCACGGGCCAGGAACACCTCGTGAGCTTCATCCGCGAGGGCGATTCGGCCGAGCAGCCAGATGCGCGAAGGGACGATCATCTCGACATCCCCAGCCATCTGGAGATTCACGGCAATCATCCCGGCCAGGCGCGCGAAATCTATCTGCCACCGACGCAATCGCTCCAGGGGCACACCAACTCGTCCAGCTTCCGGGCACGGGATGTAGGCTCTGATGCCAGTGCCGGGAGGAGATTCTAGGGTGGACACTTCCTCGACGTGATCCCCGCCGCAGGCATCGCAGGAAACAGCGACGGCGTTCCCGGCCTGCCTGAGCAGCCCTAGACCGGAGAGCCAGTCGATCGCGCCTGGAGGCCAGCGAGTCACATCGTCGGCGGTGTAAATCACCTCAAGGGCGTCGGCACGATCCCAAACGAGACGGAGGAGATCAGCCACGGTCGATGCCCCACTGCTTGAGGTACTTTTCGCCGAGCAGGCGCAGGTCTTCAGAAAGGCTCTTGAGAGTTGAAGAGTCGGGACAGGTGACGTCAAAAGCCATCTTCTTAGACTTGCCGCCTCCCTTCGGCACCAGTCGGAACTCCAGCGTTACCTGCGTTACGAGGGCGGCCGCATGCCGTAGGCATTTGTCGGTGAGGTATTCATCCATCATGTCGTAGACCTCCTCGGCGTCTCCCTTGGGGGCCGTCTCCAACACGATCCTGCGGCCATTGCTGCCCAGCGAAAGGCGCATGCGGCGGATGCGCACTTCTTCGATCCCATCTTCGGGGTCGGTCGGGAAAGAGAAGCCACGGGCTTGCAGGGCCCTTAGGTCATAGGTCGGATCGCAGAATTGCCCCGCGCCGTCGTCGTGCAGGATCACGGTACAGAAGATCCTTCGCAGTTCGGCTTTCAGTCGGCGGTCTCCTTGGGCGTAAAGGTCCAGGACGCCATCCTGCGAGTCGAGAACGAAAACGACCTCGAAGGCTCGCTTCTGGGGGCGGCGGACGAAGCGGCCGTCATCGCTGTGTCCGATGTAGATGTCGGCGTAGTCGTCGGGGTAAGCGAAGAAATAGTAGTAGCGCTTCCCCCGGAGGTAAGGTTCGACCGTGCAATGGTGGCCTCGCCCTTGTTCCCGCTGGTAATAGTCCGAGAGGGCCGTCCCAAGCGCTCCCACGGCCTCGTCAGACACGTCGGGCGGGATGCGTGGCATCTGGGTGACGTGAACCCAGGAGCGGTTGGGGAGGCCCTCGACGTAGTTGAAGAGGGACGCCAGGTCGAAAACTTGCTCGTGATGGAGGTAAGCCCACATGGCCTTGTCGTGGAACCCGTTTCGCTGGTCGAGTTCCGCGGCGAGGTCTACCCCCTGGAACTGCGCTTCCTCGACCAGGGCCTTGAACCCGGCCTCACAGGCCATCTCGTCGATGGCCTGGAAGGTCCTTTCGATCTTGAGCCGCTGGCTTTCGGGCAGCGCCTGCCAGGCCTCGTATATCGGTTCAATTTCGGTTTCGCTCCGCAGGTACCAAAGGATGTGGCCCAGCTGGCCCCTCCGGTCGAAGAACTGCTTGAGGAGTTGGTTGGGGACGTGACGAAGGAAACTTTTCGGGGAGTATTGGCGGCTCATCGTAAACATCGCGCAGGACAAGCCAGATCGTTCGTGCCGCGGGCCTCTTGCCGCGCGACAGGTGCCTCCGTCGCAACCTGTCCTGGTCTTGCGGGATGCGGGAAGGCTCAGTTCGTATTATACTCTCACTCAAGTTCTCAAGATTTTCAAGGCATTGCTGCCTCTCGCTACTATAGTCCACAGTCGATCTTTCCGTTGCCAACCAACCCGTTGTCCGGCACCCGAAGCGACGCCAACGGATCAGCCTGCCCCCAACTCCGCCCACCGTTGGCGTTGTTTCCTCCAGTCGAGGACCAGGGTGAGAGGTAGGAGCTGACGCAGGATGATCGGAGCTCGCCCCCGCTCAGTGCGAGGGAGGAAGAGAATCGCTTCCTGAAGGTCCGGTGCCAAGTAGAGCAAACTCATCACCTGGCTGACGCGTGCGGGCGTGACGTGCCCCAGCCGGGCCAACTCCGCGTAGTCCTTGACGTGACCGTCTCGCAACAGCGACTCGAAGCGGATGGCCAGTGCCATCAGACGAGCCACTCGCGGCACGCTTCCCGGAGGCGGCGCCGGCCGCGGGGGCGCCGGACCGGGCTGGATTTCCTTGCGTCCGCGGGCGTGCTGGTGAAAGCGAACGGTGCATTCGATAGTGAGTGGCGTGTTCATGCGATCATCTCCTTGCTCTTGGTGGCCAGTTCGTCGGCCAACGTCTTGATGCCGGCGGGGTGGAAGGTGATGGCGACCTTGCCCTGGGCTCCGTCGTAGCCCACGCGCTCGACCAGCAGGCCGATCAGTCGCGCCTGCTCATGGGGCGTTAGCGCTTCCCAGACAGGCCCGAATTGCGACAGGGCCAGAGCCACTTCCTCCTCGTTGACCAGGGCGCCGCGCATCGCCAGGAGTTGCTCGCGCACCTTGGCGGCGCGGCGCTCGCCCATGTCGATGCGCTCTTGGAGGCTGGTCAGGCGGGCGATATCGGCGCTCACGTCGGCGCTGGAGCCGAGGCGGGCGGACAGACCGAGCCGTTCGCCGTTCCAGCGCGACAGGTCTTTGTCGAGGGTGCGCCGCTCGGCTTCCAACTCGGCCAGGCGAGCCTCGTCCTGCTGGCAGGCCTGGCCGATGGTCTGCCGCAACAACTCGGCGTCCCGCCCGATGCATTGGATCTGCTCAACCACCAACTGCTCGATCTGGCCGGCGGGGATGGACTTGGAGGGGCAGGCGTCCCAGCCGCGTTTTTGGGCACAGGTGCAGACGTAATAGCGGTAGCGCTTGGTGCCCTTGGTCGTGTGGCTGGCGATCATGGCGCAATCGCAAGGCACGCAGCGCAGCAGGCCCTTGAGCAAAGCGCCAAACTGGTTGCGGACGGGGGCGCCTCCCGTTCGCCCGTTGCGCTGGAGCAGCGCCTGCACGCGCTGCCAGACAGCGTCGTCCACGATGGCGGGGTGCTCGCCTTCATGCATCTCGGTCTTGTAGCGCACCTTTCCCGTGTAAGCCACGTTGGTCAGGAGCCGGTGCAGGCTCGTCTTCGTGAAGGGCTCGCCGCCGCGTGCGTTCCCCTTGCGCGTCTGCCAGAGCTTGTTGGCCCAGCCGCGCTTCGCCAGTTCCTGCACCACCGGGAGGAGCGCCTCGTGTTCAAGGTACAAGGCGAAAATGGCCCGCACCTTGGTTGCTTCGTCGTCGTTGACCACCAGGCGATAGCCTTGCGGATCGACGTCGTAGCCCAGGATCGGATGGCCACCCGCCCACTTGCCCCTGCGCCGCGTCGCCGCGATCTTGTCGCGCGTGCGTTCGCTGATGATCTCCCGCTCGAACTGGGCGAAGGAGAGCAGCACGTTCAGCACCAGGCGGCCCATCGAGGTGGCGGTGTTGAACTGTTGCGTGACGGAGACAAAGGAAACGCGGTGCTTCTCGAACGCCTCCATCATGCGCGCGAAGTCGAGCAGGGAGCGGCTGAGGCGATCGACCTTGTAGACCACCACGCAATCCACCTTGGCCGCCTCGATGTCGGCCATCAGTTGCCGCAGGGCCGGGCGGTCCATGTTGCCGCCGGTGAAGCCGCCGTCGTCATAGCGGTCGGGCAGGCACTTCCAGCCCTCGCCCTGCTGGCTGGCAATGAACGCCTCGCCCGCCTCCCGTTGTGCGTCGAGGCTATTGAACTCCTGCTCGAGGCCCTCCTCGGTAGACTTCCGCGTGTAGATGGCGCAACGAATCAGCGGTAGCGTGGCCCGCGATTGGCTCGTGGTTCGGGTCTTCATCCGGCGGTCTCCTTCTTGGTCAGGTGGAAGAACAGGAAGCCGTTGCAGTGCGATCCTGTGATGGCCTTGGCGACGGCGCTGAGCGAGGCGTAGACCTCGCCCTCGTGCTCGAAACCGTTGGCCAGCATCTTGACCTGGAGCGTTCGTCCCTTGTAGGCGCGCGTCAGGATGGTGCCCGCAGGCGGCAGGCGCTCGTCCGACGGGGCCGGGGCGGGTTGGGTAACGGTTCGGGCCGGCGCCGGCTCGGTGGCCTTGGCCTTGGGCAGCGTGGTGCGCAGGTCGGCGTCGTTGGCCAACTCGGCCGCTCGTTGGCGGGCGCGTTCGGACAGGTCGCCTTCAGCAAGGGCCTGGATGCGCCAGGCGATGCGCTTGAGGAGCCAGACCTTGTTCTTGGTCCGGGCCTCCTCGCCGAAGACCTCTGCGTAGCGGGCCCGCAGCGCAGGGCAACTCAGGCGCTGGATGGCGGCCAGTTCTTTCTCGATGGTCGGGGTCATGTTCGTGCTCCTGTCTCTGGGCTGGGCGTCGTCAACCCGTATGCACACTGAGCCTCGAATCGCCGCCTGACTCAAGGCAATTCGGGCGAGATTCCAGAAAGTTGTCGGAGGCAGAAATGTCGCCCGGATTTGCGGATAGGGCGGCCCGGTCGCGCAGGGCACGCACGCCAGCTGCCAGGATGGAGGCGATCTGGCGGAGACGTTCTTCGGGGGAGATGGGATCGTGGCAAGGACGCATGGGACTTCTCCGTTGAGGAAAAGCCCACAGCGCCCTTCGCCTGGCGACCGGCACGCTGTCTGGCGGTGGCGCTTCAAGGCGCCGCTATCTAGTAACTACCCGGTTCGAGTTCGAGATGACGCTCGGGGTGCGAGGGTGACCGGCTCGGTAACCCGTTTGGCTCTCTCTCCCCGAGAGTCTGAGAGTTTTCCGCCGAGAGGTTCGGTAACAGGCCAACCCGCATGGGTTACACTCGCGCCCCGAATGCACTCTCTCAAACCAGAGAATGCCGAGACCCGAGCAGCGTCGGCGCAAAACCCTTTGGGACAACGGGAAATAGAAAAACGCCAGAAGCGCATGCTCCCGGCGTCTCTCGATAACCCGTCTGTACGCACGATTCCGCTGTACCTCGTTCAGCTCCCCG